ATCGTCTCTTGCTGTAAGAGCCATAACACTTACTCCTTATTATATGACGGTCTCGTCACATGCGACCCTGATTATTGCCTCTTCCCACATACGCGATGCACCAAACGTGGTGTTGACGTAAATCTGCAGAGAATTACGTTTGTCGCGACGAGGACCTACATCAACCGTGATGTCCACACCCATACCTACCTGAATAGCTTTCTTCGGGTAGAACAGGCAGTACCGGATGTCACCAGTTTTAGCAACGCGCTCAGTTCTTCGGAAATTGAAGCCCATGAACGAATTGATGTCACCCTTTACCAGGGCCTTAACTGAGTTATAATCTGCACTCGTTACCTCAGTGGTAGCAAGCAGAGACATAAGCTGAGAAGCAGTAACAACAGCCGTTACCGGCTCGTCATCTTCTACAGCCTCACTTGACTTCAGCAGGTACTGCGCGTAACGGAGTTTCGCAATCGTCAGATTGCTATTTGCCGCTGCACCAGACTCAACATAGTCAACATCGATATCATACGACGTATCGTAGACAACTGCTGTTGCGCCAGTCTTGCCTGTATAAGCTGTACCAACAGCTGCTTCCAGGATAACATCGTCAAGCTTACGACCGAATGCGAAAACTGCATTCTGCGTGTAAGAAGACGTCGGATCAGTCAGCAACCGGATCTTATCCTTGTTGTCGATCATATCCGCCCAGTCAAAATCCCTCATACCGATCCTGCGCCGATCATGCGGCGTAGAAATGAGAGGGGTGTCACCGTGCCTGGTCAATGCCTCAACCGCCTCGGTAGAACCGATACGATCATAGAAATCGAACTCAGCTGACTGTGGATCGACCATGACTGTATCTCTCAGTCGCGACCCCTTCTGCTGGAATTCGAGCTCTATGCCTGCTTTGTAGGCCTGTACCATGGCGGTACTTACTTGAAAACTCATAACAACTACCTCCAATATACATCATTTAAACGTTCGGTCGTGTTGTCCGTAACCGGGCGCAACCTACTGAGATCAGTCAGCGCTGCCCGCTCAGCGGGGTAGCTTGAACAGTCGCCTGTCTCCCAAGCAGTTTCAACTATACATTAAGCTATACTTTTTGTAAACGGGATTATTATTCCCCGCTTGCTGGGTACGCCTTATTGTGCAGATCCGTCCACAGTGACACTGCAATCGCATGCCCTATAGCGTCCCTATTACCGAGCTTCTTCTGGAAGTCCATATCCATCTTCAACTCCTTGATCTTCTGCGCAGCGTTTGTGGCGTCTGTTACAGAAAGTCCTGGACCTGACCCGTCAGCGCGATCTTCCATCATAGCCTCGCCCATCTTAATAAACATATTGATGAGATCAGGGTTGTTTCCAAGCCCCGTCTCGTTAAGCATATTAGCCACACCTTCGCCACCAAACTGACGAACTACAGTCTGCGCTATGTCCAGCTTCTGGTTAACTTGCTCACCAAACTGGGTGAACAGGTTATCCATTGCGCTCTTCGCCTCAGCTTCCATATTCGCCATCTTAGCGCCGTTAGAGTCTACTATGCCCTGTACGTACTGCTCAGCAAGTGTCGTTGCCTGCTTATTTGTAAGACCTGCTTTATGGAAGGTGTCGTACAAACCCTCTACTACCTTAGGATCAAGTCCAGATGCGGCCAGTTTCTCTGGAGCAAGTTTACTGTACTTGTCTGGAGCCTCTGGCCTACCTATTCTTGCGTAATGCTCATCCCACTGTGCTTGATTCCACGCCTCATTCGGCATAGGAATCTTGTCTGTCCCTACCATTTTTTGCGCATGAACGTAACTCTTAACGAGTCCCCCGATGTCCTTGATTTGGGCAAGGGAGGGTTCTGCTCTGTATTCTTCTGGGATAGACGTTCTCCAGTCACTAGCCGGAGTAACCGGCACAACAGGAGCGCTCGGCGCTTCACCTTCTCCGACTGATCCTGCATCTCCACCACCTATTTGTTCACTCATAACTATGTCTCGCTTTCTGTTAGTGCTCTTTCTATTTCTTTAATAAGAACCCCTGGGTCCTTATGTACAAAGCTGAGTATCTGCAGGACAAGATCTCTCTGTCCTGCTCGATACGCCAGCACACGATCATCCTTGTCGAACATCGGCCTCGTCACATGTGCCACCTTCATCAGATGGCTCAAGACTTTCTGTCCGTCCGGCTCCGAGAACGTCCTCTGATAAGACTCCTGTAGCCTCACCCTCCCCATCATATGATCCCCGATCCTCATTGACCTCCTCTACTATTACTGGGTTAACGTTGCCCTTTATTACTGATCTGTTGTGTACTTTCATCCTGGTACGCTGCCTCCTTGTTGCTTAGCCGTGGAGAGATTCTTCATGATCTCTGACTGTTGCACGCCTAGCTCTGTTTGCTGTTGCTGTTGCTGAGCTTCTGCTCGTTGTTTTCTCTTTGCGGCAATTACATCCGGCTCGTTAATAATCACTCGACTAACATTCGTTAGTTCTGCGAGTGTCTCAGCGAGCGCGTCAGTATTCACTACATCCATGATTGTAGGATCGACTTGTGCGAACGGCACTAGCGCCTGCGTGAACTGGTTGATGTTAACCAACTTCGTTCCGTACTGAGCCAGAGCTGCCGGACTTACATATTCGACCAACAAACGGTTAGTAGGTATACCTGCTGGTGGAGGAGGTATTCGCCCCTGCCTAGCAAGTATCTGAAAAGACCTACTCAGCATTGGGCCAAGTAGTTCTCCCTGAAGGCGTCCGATCATCGGTGCCATCATCCTAAACTTCTCCTGTCGTCTGTCCATTACCTCAGTAGCTGTCATCTCGACATTGTTCTTCTGTTGGAGCAGGAAGTCTACATAGAACGCCTTGATAATCTGTTCCCTGCGTTGGTTCATCATCTCTAAACCAATCTCAGGTCTACCAAACGTCCTCAAAGGTTCTACCCTGTCCTCAGATCCAGCGGTGTAAAACAGCAACGATGAAGGAGCCGTCTTAATAGGCAGGATGAATCCGTCGTCTGGCACCATCAGCGGAGGATCTACGATCTTTTGCGCTGCGCGTATAGTAACCTTAGCCATGGCGTTCAACATACGTATATCAGGTAGTGCTTCCCATGCAGGACTGCGTCCGTACATTTCGCCCGACATCTTCGTCCAACGAGGGACGTGATACGGGAATTCCTGATACCCGGATTCCGAGAGAAGCTTCTTTTCGTCATATTCAATCCAATAAGACCCAAAGGCCATGTTAATTGGCGTGACCTTTCTGACATTCCTGTCGTCACGAGGGATTACGACGTGTATTAGTTTGTATAGTTTATTAGGGTCTTTGTTGTCCCGTATCTTTTCCGAGACTGCTTTTTCCCCAAACCGCTGGATGCATTGGTAAGAAGTCCACTGGACCGCGCGAAACAGGCGGTTGACCTTACCATTTGCATCTTCGCTTATCTGACAGTCTGCCAGTGGGAATGCCTTAAAGAGCAATCCGCCGTCAGGATGTGGTTCTTGATTCAGCACTGCTGTGCCGAACGAAGTCACATCGCTATACGTTTCACTAATAGATGTACTGAACGCCGCACTAGGCCGGGAGTATTCAGTAAAGATAATATCTGCCACTGCCTCTAACCAGCGCTTATGCGATCCGCGAGCTATCTTCATGCCGTCGATCTTAAGGTTAAACCAACGCTCTACAGGAGAGGTCAGGTAACTATTAAGTCCGCTAGCAAGCTGACTGTTCGCCCAGGCCGGTGTAGAGTCATAAATCTTCTCTGCGCCGGTTCTTCCTTCATTCGCAAACGAATTATAGAAGTCTCCAGCTGACGGTCGGACAAGATCTCGTATCTCGTTCCAGATATTACACCACTTCGACCTGCCCACCATTTGGGCGTCGTACTGGCGTATTACCTCCTTTACTAGTTTCTCGCGCTCCATATTAGGCTCCCAGTATTGATGTCAGTTTAGACTTGCCCAGCTTCTCTTTTGCTACTTCATCGTCAGGGTTGTAAAGACCACGTGTCTTTACCGGACCCTTCTTCTCGTTACCCTTCGTCAAAACAGTGCTCTTCTTGTTACGTGCGCCTGTAAGGAGCAACTTTGCGTTAGGTGCAGCGTCAGTTAGTGTAGGAGCATTCGGAGCTGCCGGCATACCTGGCATGCTTCCGACTGTAGCCTGAAGGTTTGACATAGCGCCGCCTGCTGAGCCACTCGCACTAGATACTCCGCCGCCCATATCAGAGGCAAGTGACGCACCTGCGGTAATCGGACCTGCATTACCTCCGTTAGTTAGAACACGTGTTCCAGTCGCATCTGGCGCTGTGTACCTCGTGGTCTGCCCCATCTTCAGTAAAAATGCTGCTCTATCTTCTGCGTAACCCATGATACCTCTCCTTGTTAATTTTCTATAGCTTTATCCTGCGGAGGTTTCTTATTCTTTGGCTTATCTCTGAAGCACCAGGCTAACGTCCGCATTGCGTCAGCGCCGTGGCTGGTCCAATCGTGGACTGGAGCCGAAGAGAATATCTTCTTCTCTTCGTCGTATTCTTT